GGTACATTTTCCTCTGCAAGGGTCGCGCATAGGACGGGGGTTATATGGTCAAAACGGGGCCAAAGATACAAAAAGCTGCAGCAATAAAGCCGGACATACTGAACGATCGGACGATAAAGAAAGAAATCCGCAAACTTAAAAAAATGTTTGAGACGATCGAAGACCCGGACAAAAAGGCACTCGTCGTTTCGCTGATCGAGGAAGCGGCTTTTCTGAAAGTCGCGCTGAAACAGGCAAAAGAAGAACTGACAGCCGAAGGGCTCACCACGACGACCACGAACGCATCCCAGAAATTTGTAAAAGCGCATCCGGCGGCCGCAATTTACAAAGACTATGTGAAACAGTACACGATCACCATTAACCAGCTGATCGAATATCTGCCGCCGAAAGAGAAAAAGACGGTTTCACGGCTGGCTGCATTGCGCGGAGAATGATGGAACGCAATTATATCCTGGAATACAACGCTGCCATAAAGACCGGAGCCGTTCGCGCCGGTAAGTGGATTATCGCCATTTTTAACATTTTGTCGACGGGGATTCTTTCGGGCAGGTACCTTTACAGCGCAGAAAAAGCCGACAAGGCTATCACGTTCATAGAAGAATTCTGCCATCACTCCGAAGGCCGGGACGATCTGCTAAAGCTGGAACTATGGCAGAAGGCTATTGTCGCTGCAATTTTCGGCGTGCTGGATCCGGCGAACGGCCGGCGTCAGTTTCGGGAAATCTTTCTGGTCGTCGCGAGGAAAAACGGGAAAACCCTGTTCGGTGCCGCGATCATGGCATACGAAGCATATATCGACGGGGAATATGGATCGAAGCTGTTTTGCCTTGCTCCTAAACTGGAACAGGCGGACCTTGCGTATGAAGCATTTTACCAGATTGTTGAAAGCGACGAAGACCTTGCGCGGATATCCAAAAAACGCCGGTCAGATATCTACATCGCCGAAACAAATACGTCCATCAAAAAAATAGCGTTCAATTCAAAAAAGTCCGACGGTTTCAATCCTCAATTCACGCTGAACGATGAAATGGAAGCCTGGCCGGGGGACCAGGGATTAAAGCAGTACGACGTAATGTCGTCGGCAGCAGGCGCGAGGAAAGAACCGATAATCCTGTCCGAAGCAACCGCCGGATATGTAAACGACGGTATTTTCGACGAACTGTTCCGCCGGTCAACGGCATTTCTGCTGGGGCACGACGCGGAGGACGCAGAGGACCGTTTATGCCCGTTTATTTTCATGATCGACGACCCGGAAAAATGGTATACCCGCGAAGAACTGGAAAAATCGAACCCGAATCTGGGCGTATCGGTATCATGGGAATTTTACGAGGAAAAAATAAAGATCGCGAAAAAGTCGCTTTCGGAAAAAGCCGAATTCCTTACGAAATTTTGCAATGTGAAACAGAATACCTCGATCGCCTGGCTGAACACGACGGACGTTGACCGGGCAGCCGGACCGGCGATCACGCTAGAAGACTTCCGCGGCTGTTACTGCGTCGCCGGAATGGACCTTTCCCAGATTACGGACCTTACGGCAATTTCACTGATCATAGAGCGCGGCGGAATCGATAATATTCTGACTTTCTTCTTCATGCCGGCAGAACGGTACAAAATCGCCATCGACGAAGAGTCGGTGCCGTATAACATTTTCCGGGAACAGGGGTATTTACGGATCTGCGGGGAACACCAGATCGACCAGCACGAAATTGTCGCGTTTTTTATATCGCTGGTAAAGGACTATCAGATACGGCCGCTCTGCATAGGCTACGACCGCTATTCCGCGACCTACATAGTCGAAGACCTTAAAGCCGTATCGTTTCACATGGACGACGTATACCAGGGGACAAACCTTACAACCGTCTTGCACGCCTTCGAAGGCGAACTGAAAGACGGGAAAATAAACACCGGAAACAATAATCTGCTGCGCAGCCATCTGCTGAACGTCGCCGTAAATATCGACATGAACGACAGCCGTATGAAACCCGTGAAATATAACAAACGGGCACACATTGACGGCGCCGTTTCAGTATTCGATGCCCTTGCCGTCAAGATGAAATTCCACGCATCTATCGGGAAAATGCTCGAAAATAACCCGTCATAATTTGGGTCACAAATTTTTGAAAAAAAATTCAACAATGAAACCGTGAAAGTGTATTTACTCGAACGGGGGCATTGCTACGGGAATTATAAAAGACTTTTTCAATAGCCGACGGCTTAAATACAGTCCTGTCTTTGCTATCCGCGGGGAATATAACGGCAGCGGGTCCATTGAGGAATCCGACATTATCGGCAGCATCGAGAATTGTATCGCCGTAAACGTCGGGAAGCTGCAGCCGAAAGCGATCATAAAAAACGATTCCGGCATGATCATAAAAGACAATTATCTGGCGCGCATGTTGTCCCTTCGCTGGGCGCCGGAACTGTCCGCTTATGACGCCATGTATAAGATAGCCGCGACACTGATACGGAAAAGCAATTCTTTTTCCGCGATCATCTACACGAAAGATTATTCGCGGATCGACAAGATCGTCCCGCTGACGGTCGATTCGTTCCGGATTTTTGAGGACGACAACGGCAACATACTTTTCCGTTTTGTCTGGGATTACGACAAGAAAATGTATACGCTGCCGTACCAGAACGTTATCCATATCCGGGCACGGTTTTCGAAATCCCGTTTTGTCGGAACGCCGCCGGACGCGAATATAAAAACGACGCTGGATCTGATCGAAACGACAGGCGAATCGCTGAAAAACATCGTAAAAAGCAGCGCAAACCTCAAAGGCTATCTGAAATACAACAACTTCATCGACGATACCGAACTGAAAAAGAAAACGCAGGAGTTTGCAACCGCATATATGACAGCCAGCAACGAAGGCGGCATTGCGGGTATCGGTTCGGAATATGAATTCCACGAAATCACGCAGCGGACGCCGGTCATTCCGACCGTACAGTCCCAGTATTTGCGGGAAAATCTTTACCGGTATTACGGCGTCAATGAAGACATATTGCAGAGCAAACTAACGGACGCGTCGTGGAATAGTTTTTACGAAAATGTAATCGAGCCGATCGCACTGCAGCTGTCCCTAGAATTCACATACAAGGTTCTGACCGACAGAGAGCGCGGTTTCGGCAATAAAATCATTTTCACCGCCGACCGCCTGCAGTATGCGACCATGACGGAACGGTGTAGCTTCGGCGCTATGCTGTTCGACCGCGGAATCATCACGGTAAACGACTTCCGCGAAATTATGTATTACCCGCCGATCGACGGCGGCGATGTCCGCATGGTATCGCTGAATTACGTGAAGTCGACAGACCAGTCGTTATACCAGACGGGGCAAAATTCCGATGAAAAAGACGACCCGGAAGATCCGGAAGAACCGGACGATCCGGAAGAAACAGAAAAAGGCGGGCAGCAGAATAAAAAAACCGCTGATTACATGCGAATGTACGTCCGTTCGCGCTGAAAGGAAGGCTGACATGCCTGTAAAAGCAAAGCTGAAAGGTTTTGAAATTAAAAACATGACCGCCACGACCGCAGACCTGTATTTTTACGGGGACATTGTATCGGACTGGTGCGGAGCATGGCAGGAAGAAGACCAGTATCCGGACGCAATTAAAAATTTCCTTGCGGCAGCAGGCGACAAGGATCTGAACGTATATATCAATTCCGGCGGCGGGTCCGTTTTCGCCGGTATCGCCATCTACAACATGCTGAAACGGTACTGCGGAAACCACACCGTAACCGTTTATGTTGACGGACTGGCCGGATCCATTGCGTCGGTAATTGCTTTTTGCGGATCCGAACCGCCGCATATCCCGAAAAATGCGTATCTCTGCATTCACAATCCGTGGGGAGATTGCGAAGGCAATAGTACCGACATGCGGAAGATGGCAGACGACCTGGACCAGATCCGGACCGGAATACTGAACGCCTACGGCGAACACCTTGCGGAAGGCGTCACGATCGACCAGATTGCCGCCCTTATGGACGCGGAAACATGGCTCAATGGAGAACAGGCAGCGCAGTATTTTTCCGTAGCAGTCGATGAACCGGTGGAATATGCTGCGGCGGTCGGCGGATATCAAAACCGCTGCAAGAATCTGCCGGCGAATATGAGGTTACAGACGGCGGCGGCCGTTGTTACACCTGCCGACACTGGCAAGGACGCAGAAAACGCGCAGAAAGCGCACGACACACTGAATGCCCTTGTATTAAAGGGACTTACGAAAGGAGACTGAACCATGAAGTACGATGAACTGAACAAACTGGACGTTAAGGCCCTCAAAGCAAGGCTGAAAGAGATTAACACCCAGGGCACCGAAGCAAAAGGACAGGAACTTGAAGACCTCACCACCGAAGCGTCCGACATTGTCGGCATCATCGAGGACCGCGAGAAACGCGCAAAGCTGGCAAAGCTGGCCGCTGATCACAACGAGGATCCCGCACCACAGGACGGCGAAGGCGAAAGCGCCGGAGAAGCAAAGGACAAAGTAAAGAGCACCAGAGGACAGGCCGCAAAGGCCGGAAAAGTCGTCCGTTTTAAGGCAAAGGAAACCCTTGCCGTACGGAATGCCCTTTCCGTTACGCAGACCGCACCTGTAACCCGCACCGCAACCGATGTTCTGCCGACATTTAATAACGTGTCGTCCCTGGTTGATGCCGTGCATGTTATTCCGCTGAATGGCGGCGAAACATACACCCGCGGATACGTAAAGAGTTACGGAGACGGAGCCGCAGAAACCGCAGAAAATGCGGCATATAGCACTTCCGAGCCGGTTTTCGGTTACGCAACGATCACAAAAGAAAAAGTAACGGCATACTGCGAGGAGCCGGAAGAAATGACGAAGCTGCCGGATGCCGACTACGACACGGTCGTGCAGGATGCTGTTACCCGTTCACTGCGTCGATTCATGAATCGCCAGATTATGACCGGCGACGGCGCTTCCGGCCATTTCTCCGGAATTTTCAACAAGCCGGCAAACGCGTCCGACGATATCATCGACCGCAATACCGACATTGCACTGACCGCAATTGACGACGGCACGCTGGACGAAGTTGTGTATAGCTTCGGCGGCG